AGCTTCTCTAACTTGAATTTCAGCAAGAGCTAGCTCATACATCCTAGCTCGTTCACTATCTTTACCATACTGAAGTTGTGCGTAAGAAAGTCTTTCTCTCGCTTGATCAACTGCAAGTGCTGCACGAGCTTGAGTATTTATTTTATTCTGACGATCTAATTCTTTTTGCCTCAGTTGCTCTTGTCTTTTTTCATAGCGAAGGTTTTCTTCATACAGATCAAGTTCGGCCTTAGCTCTTTCCTCAAGTTCTTTTTTAGCTGCCGCTGCTGCATCTGCTTGGTTTTGAAAACCTTTAGCTTGCAAGGCGGCACTAACTTTTAACCGAGCTAACCTTAGTTCAGATCGTTTTTCATCTTGAGCAGATTCAAAAGCTGCGTTCTCTTCTGCTAGCTTACGCTCTGCTTCCCCTCGATCAGCTAGGAGACCAAGACGATCTTGTTCCCTCTCCTTAGCTATCTTTTGCTCGTAAGCGGCGTTTTCTGCAAAAAGAGCACGTTCGGCTTCTGCCTGTCTCTCGAAAGAAGCTATTGCAGCTTGCTCGTCTAAGTCACGTAAGTATGAGACTTCCTCTGTACCATAACGAGGATCTCCTAAACCCCCAAAGGCATCTATATTTGCTCCACTTATTAAGCTAGTTCTGGCGGCTAAGAAATCTTGATAGCTTTGAGATGCATCTCCTGCAGCTTTTCTTGCCTCTTCCATTGCCTTTATGTCATCGTAGAGAACATCTTGGATGTCCTGCTCAGTCATGTCGTCGTTTTTAGAGGCCTCGAATAACTCACGAGCATCTTGATAGTTTTGTCTAGCTTCTTGGTACTTTAATTGAGCCGCAGCAAGGGCATCAAGGAAAGCCAACTCTGTTGTACTTACACCAAATCCTGCTGCCTTAGCTTGAGCTTGCATGGACTCAAGAGACTGACGAAGTTCGTCCACTTTCTCCTTAGCCCCATCGGCATCCTCAGCCATACGAAGTAGGCTACCAGAAACTGCAGTAAATATAGAGATACCTGCACCTATGATAGCACCAGTAGCTCCAAATACCCCTGCTAACTGAGAAGCCTGTTGCCCAAAAGCAACCATCGCATCAGTGCCAGACTGTACCTGAACAAAGAAGTCACCTACCTGATAACCAACTTGTTGAAGTTCAATGTTACCGAACTTACGGACACTCTGTCTGGCATTATAAACACCTAGATTAAACTTAGCAAACTGATTACCACCAGTAGCTATACCTTTCCTAAATTCATTATATTGTTTTGCTGTGGATGCCAGAGCGGTTTGCATCTCTTCTAAGGTAATTATACCACGTCTGTGAGCCTGTTGAATCTCTCTTTGGACTTGAGCATATTGCTGTTCCGCAGCCCTTGCAGGGGCATATGCCCTCGTAAGTCTGTCTGTCTCTTTTCTAAGTTCTTCAGCAGCTTTAGCTCGTTTTTTAGCTTGGTCTATGAGTGTTTTGTCAGTAAGGACACGTTCTTTAGCCTTTCTAATCTCCTCGTTGAGTGCTCTTGTAGCTTGATTAGAGCTGATTATCTCGTCTTTTACAGCCTTCCTTAGCTGCTTCTTTACTGACTCTACTCTGCGGGTCTCTTTTACAAGACGTGCGTTTGCAGCAGCAGTAGCTGAGAAGTCTTTAGCTAGTTTCCTACTAACATTACCTGTACGAAGCATTTGGTCGGCAGCTTGTTTTAACTGACGAGTGCCGTTAACTTCAATATCAAGTTTAATATCAGCCATGCTGTGTCCTTAGGTAAGCTGTATCCAGCTTCTTTATCGCCTCAATGTCTCGGGGAGATAGGTGCTCGTTGGTCAGGTCCATCCAAGCTTTTATTTCAGTATACGACAGTGGATTAGGTCCACTAAAACCTGCTGACCGCCCATCGCTTAAACTAACAAAAGCAGACCAGATATATTGCACCAACATGGGAAAAGGTTTAGTCTCTAATTCCTTTGGTGTTTTTCCAGTCTGCTCCTCAATTAGTTCTAAGTGGTCTTTTAGCGACACGCCATCTTTGTCTGTAGAGCTTAGAGTAAAGCTTTGCTCAGCAAACTCTAGCAGCTCCTCGATCAGGCTGTCGTAAAATCCAAGCTATCAGCGAAAGCCTCCTCGATCTGTTCACGAATCCAGAACACATCAGTGTAGACCTCTTTGACCTTGGCAGGGGTAGGCTTAGGCTGTTCACCACCGTAAGTGATGTTCCAGTCTGCAGTGACCTTAGCTAATAGCTCAATAGCGTCACGCTCAATGTCCTGCGCCGTGATCTGTGTCTTGGCTTTCTTTTGCATCATCTTGATGCGACGATCTTGTTGATCGTGTACCACCTTCTTGTACTCTTTTGAGTGTGAAGCATGTAGAGTGATAGTCATTTCTGAGCCATCATCATTGGTCAAATCTTCAAGAGTACTTGGGTGTTTCAATACGACTTCCACTGTGTCGGAAGTGGGTTTTAGATTCATAAGATCCATATCGAGTTTCCTTTTCGAGTTAACATCGGGTTAGTTAAATGAGGGGAGCAGCACCCGACAACCACTCCCCTCGCCCTAGCTAGGGATTACTTACGCACCTGACTTAAGAACTTTCAGGATTGTGTTTGTGTCTGTTGTAGAAGACGACAAGTCTGATGTGTCACGAAGAGCAACAAAAGACATGTTCACGATACGTGAAGTTGGTCCGTCTACACCCACATCCGCAGAGTTAACTTTGATACGTGGGAATAAGAATGTTAGTGTGTTTGAACCATCACCAACTGACACCTCTAGTGAAGACTCAGTCTCGTTCAAGAAGCGGTTAAGTAGTGTGTCATCCTCGAAGTATGCAGATACTGTACCTTCGATGTTGATCATGCCGAACTCTAGTGCAGACGCAGTACTTTCACCGATAACCAATGTTGGAGCAAAGTTGTTGGTGATAGTAAAGTCAACAGCAGTGATCAATGTCAAAGCTGAACCTAGAGAACCTACGTTACCTAGTTTGATGTCACCTGAGTAAGCGTCAAAAGGCGCGTTACCCGCGGAAGCATCTTGTGTCTTCTGTGTGCCAGATACTGACATGTCTTTACCCACAATACCAAAGGTTGTTGAAACCATCTGGTTTGGAGCCATAGAGACTGACATTGTGTTAACAGTACAGCCGCTGAACAAACGAGCTTGGTCGATGTCTGCAGCATAGTCTTCTAGTGAGAAGAACTGTGGTGTTGTACCTGCGATAGCTGCGTTAGCAACAGTTGTAGAACCGTCACCTGCAGTAAAGCCTGTGGCGAAATCATTGTCTGCCATTAGAGCAGCTTGCATAAGTGTGTCGAACTCAGCATGACGAAGGTCAGCTACGATGTCTCCACCTACAACGCGGTTACCGTGACGGTCAACTCGTGGCTGACGGTCTGATTGGATGTCTGTACCAGCAACACGGTCTTTCGATAGGTTTAGAGAGTGTGTGGTAAAAGGTAAGTTTTGGAAGTTCCCTGCTGGCGTTGTGCCAAATGTGCTTTCAGCTAGGAAAGACAGCGTGGAACGTGAACCCTGTGCGAAGGCCATTTATATTCTCCTAATTATAGATATACCAGCCAATGTTGACTGGAACGATGTACCAAGGGGCATCTAACAATCCTGCTGATCTTTCAGCGTAGTCTATAGATACCAAGATAGTTTCTGAGCCAGTGTTGTAGCTAACATCTGTAGCTGCTTCAAAGGCATCAATAACACTGTTAGCAAGGCTATCGGCAGTGTTAGGCCCAGTACCTTCTGCAGCGTGACAAAGAACCCTAAATAAGCCCTGATTTCTTTGTTGTGGGCTTGTTCCCATTACGGAAGGTCTACGGATTGTCGGGATAAAAACTGGTTGTAAAAAGCTAGTGCCAGTAGTTGGCTTATAGGCTACGTTTTCATAGGCTATATCAGCGATACCCTCATTAGATAGCTTAGTCTCTAAGGCACGTCTTATGTAGTGATAAATAGTGCTCATCTCAAGAAGTTCCGAAGCTGATCAAAGATACCAAATTTGTTTTCTACATATCTGGCGTGAGGGGCGTTGTTGACAATAGTTGCACCGTCTAATGGGTCTATGTTCTCTAGACCTGCTCTTAGACGTGTCTCCATTTCGTTAAGGACAGGGTCTGCAGCTTGTTGTCTTTGTTTTCTTCTAGAAGTCTCTCCTGCTCCAGAGGAGTCTCCTCTAATATTTAAGTGCATGGAGTTGGCATAGGCTCCAGTATCTACTGGAACATTGAAACTAAGATAGTCGATAGCTTCGTCCAATGCATCATATATACGTCTTCTTGCGGCATCTTCAAGTCTCTTAGACTTTTTTTCTATCTGCGCTTTACGAACTGTAACCTGCATTATTCCCTCACGTCACAGATATAGCAAATAGCCTGGCCAGCAGAATACATTGTAACTACGTTTGTGATATTTACTTTATCACCGTTACCTAGGATTTCATCTTCTGTATCAGGACTTACAGCTAACCCTAGGGCGGAAATTAAGCACTTACGCATACCACGTTCTACGTTAGCTAGATCAGATACACCTAGTTCATAGTTGTAGAAGTAAGCAGTCATAGAGTAGTCGTCTGTAGAGGTGCCAGATACTCTACTAGTCGCAGGATCGTAAGCACCATAGGTCTTCTTACGCAGTGTAAGAGTTTCCCCATGCTCCTCTACGAGTTTTAAGAGGTCGTATGCTCTGAAACCCATTAGTCATAATCCCGAATGTACTGACTGTCATTAGGTGGATTATCGAACTGCCCTTTAGAGAAAGCAGCAGAAGGACGATCAGTAAGAGCTTGAGCTGCATCAATAGCAGCACTTGAGATCCCACCTGCACGTAAGCTAGCAGAAGTCATTGAGTACTTCTGTCCTTGCTCACGGAGGTCTGCAGAAAGGGCCTTATACTGTTTAGCGAGATCGCTATAGTTAGATGACAAGGCCCCATCTAATTTTGTATCAACCCTACGAGCAAACTGTGCAGCGATAGTTCCTGCCGCCCAAGACCCAGCAAAGTAAACATTATTATTGGACTCCGATAGAGCGAAAGTGATCTCTTCGTTCTTAATAAGCTGGTCGTTAGTGTCAGTGTCTCCTATGAGAAGACGAACGACATTAAGTCGACCTGAAGCCGTTGTTTTGTCAAGATCAGTTTCGTCGTATGTCCAAGCCATTATTCAGCCTCTAAATGTCCGTAGTTCCTACGCCAAGAGCGTATCAAACCTGCTTGCTTATCTTTGACTTTAGATGAACGACATTTCTTCTTGTCGAACTCTACAGTGCTCGAGGTTTTAGCTTTGACCTTTTCGTTGATAGCTTTGACAAGGATGTGTAGCTGTTCTACGTTCATCTCGTCTAGACCATCTCCTACTGGGGGTCGTACCGCCTCTTCCATGTCTTCGTTATGGTGAAGGTAGTGCTCGTTATACAAGCGTTCGATATTGTTTAGGGGTAGACCCCGCTCCTTCCAAGGAACGAGATCACCTTTAGCATACCGTTTACCATTCATTAGCAACCCATTTGGGTGGCGCACGAAGATCGGCTTATCATATTGGAATGGTGGTCGGGTCATTCACCTACTCCTTATGACAAGATTGTGTTGAAGAATACACCTAGATCAGCACCTACAACCTTTTGGTCGTAAGCCATGTTTGCTTCTAGAAGTTCTGCAACACCTTCAACACGTAGGAAGTCACCAGTATATGAGCGAATGTCAATACCGTAACCAGATGCGTTATCTAGTTCGTTCCATGTGAAGTTGTAACCTGCTGATGGAACCATCAAGCCTGCTGATGTAGGAGCATAGTACAACGCAGCTTTCTTAGTTGCTACGAAGTCTAGAGCTTCTGTCAAACCTTCAGAAGCAGTGTTCTCAATCGCGTCAACGATGTAGTACTCTGCAACCTCAAAGATTTCAGCTAGTTTAGCTTGTGTTACCAAAGCAGTGTTAGTAACTGTTGCGCCACCGTTGATACGTGCTAGAACGTCTGGGTGGTTGACTAGTGTGTCGTGAACATCACGAGTAACAACCATTTTGTTTGGCTTGAAGCCACCAGAAGCTTTCTGCATCGCACGACGAGCGTTAGTTACGTCTACGATTGGTGTT